ACGGTTCTGGCAATGATGTCATTCGATGTCAGGTCAGCAAAGTCCGTGCTTGTCCCCATGACGAAGCTTTGCGGCTTTTCCACTCCGTTCGTGGCAATTACGCGGCTTCCGAATACCGCCCAATCCCATCTTCCAGAGCCGGTGTTATACCCCCCGACCTTTGACACGTCTTCCCATGCGCCAGAGGTGATTTTCAACAGATACGAGTCCGTCCCGGCAAAGTTATATGGAACACTGGTAGTCGAATATGTGCCAAAAGCGCCCAATGCCTTTTCTGTTGCGGCGTCGGAATACCGGACGGACGAATAAAACGGGGCGTAGTACCCAACCGCGGGAACACAGTTGTTCGCCACCGTTGCATGGCTTCCGTTCGCGGGCAGGTCTGGGGTGTAGTTTCCCAACTGGATCATGCAACCCTCACCTGCAGCGGCGCACCGCTGAATTTCTTGGCCTTGCCGTTGCTGCTCATTTTCGCCAATATACCGGCAAACTCCCCGCCGTGCAGGGAAGCCCTTGCGTCATCGTGCACAAACACATAAGCGTAGTGCAAGGCTCCATGCAGGTAAGCGTCAGGGTTGGCGGACAGCACGAAATTACTGGTATTGGTGTCATCCAGCGGGGTGATTCCCTTGTAATAAACCATCTCTATGGTATAGGAACCCACTGGGTAAAGCTCGATTGCGTTTGCCGTAATCGTGTAATACTTCGGCCTGCCAGTTTCGCCTGTCTGCTTGCGGGCCTCCAGTTGATACGGAGCAAGGTATTCCAGGGTGTAATCGGGTGACCCGGATACATGAATGTCGCGCATTTCCAGAAACCCGGCGGGCAAACTCAAGTCGGCAGTCGTTACCGCCACGGCAGTTGAAGTCTCCATTTCGGACACGCGCAGGTGGCGGTTCATCGCGGCCTCGGCCATGTCGATGAACTCGTCATAATAAGAAGTCAAATCGCCCCTGTGCGTATAGTTGCCTATCGCGGTTTTCAGTGTCGAATAGCTGTCAATTGCCATGTTTTGTCCAATATGTCATGCCGCATTCGCCAATAGAGTTGACTTTATGGCAACCCATCGCATATCCCGGTTCGGTTGATGAAACATGGGTCTTTCTTCCCTTATGTCATCAAACCCCGCCGCTTTCAGCAAGGCCCGAAACTGGTCTTTAGACCAGCACCACTTATGCAAGGCTGGTTCCCCGTCCTTGTGCGTGTCCGGATCTCCATATAGGGGCCACAAGGTCATGTTGTCCGGGCTTCCGTTCTGGAAATGCCACAGAACCTTGTCCAGACAGGGCAATTCGGTAATCAACTTCCCGCCCGGCTTAAGAACCCTGTGCCAGTCCTGCAATATCCCGAGAATCTCGCGCACGTAGAAGTGTTCACATACGTGCACCGCCAGTATTTCATCCGCCGAATTGTCGTCAAACGGCAAACGGCGAATGTCCATGTCCATGTCGGAATCATGGAGGTCGATGTTCAGATATTCGGCAAACCGGCGCTTGCCACACCCTAGATGCAATTTCATCTTGGGGTTACGTGGTTCATGGCCTTGCGTTCCGCGTACCATAACCGCTGCGCTTTCAAGTCAGGCGTTACATGCACATCCGGCAAGCCGTTTGTATAGTGCAAGAGTTTTGCGCCTTCAATGTCGTGATGGCCTACCAGCACATTCCACTCCTTCGGCAATTCGCCCACCCTGTCCTCGGTCGTCCACTCGAACTGGTGCAACCAGCTTCCGGGCTTGGTGGCAACGTTCTCCGGGGTTAATTCATGAGCGTGATGATACTCGCAGTTAAACAGCATCACGCTTGACCAGTTTTTCTTCGGATACTGGCGGTTGTCCTGATTCCACATCTTCACGGTTTCAACCGCATAAGGTTCGTGTTTCACCACTTGCACGGCATGGCGGTGGCTTCGTAATGCCCACAGTTCAGCAATGTCCCCCAAACAAAGCATGTCCGCGCCATCAACAAACAGGGCGTGCCCACGGTAACCGCACATGTACGGCACAAGGAAACGGGCAAAGCTGAAATCCGTGGCCCCATCGTTCTCGCCCAGGCGCTTCCACCATGCAAAGGTATTCTTGGCGATGGGAGTAATGCTTACCGGGATGGATGAACGGGTGAAGACGGAATGGCAAAAAGTATGGTATCCGGCGGCCTCGTTCGGGTCATAGCCCGCAAAAATGCGTATCACAGCCTTACCTTCTTGACGACATCACGCCATTTTTCTTCCTTGCTCTTGTGATGGAGCCGGGCGGTTTTGCTCCACACGTATTCGCCCTCATAGCGCCACTGGTGGAACTCGGGGATGAGAATATGGGCCGGAACACCCAAGGCGTTGGCGCAATGCATGGCCGTTGTGTTCACGCCAATGACCGCATCACACGCGGCTATCAAGGCGGCAGTCAGATCATAATCCTTGGCTTGCGTTGCCCATGGCAGTTCCTTGATCCGGGAATGATGGTTCAATGGCTTGTAATCCAGGCTCACGAAAACCGCATCCAGCACAAACAACGGGCTGAACTGTTCTGGTTCGATCTTGCGGTATTCCGCCCCGGTCAGCTTGCTGCCGCCATGCGTACAAAGTCCGTATACCTTCTTGCCTTCAAACATGCCTTTAAACATGCGCACAAGGTCAGGGTCGGCTTTCAGGTAAGACGTTCCGGGGAAATCGGCATCTTTGTTGCGATAGAAACTGGGCAGGCTGGACATGGCCACCCGCGCATCTATTCTGGCGTCTTCCAGCCATGCCGGATGCTCGTCTCGCCGCGTGCCGTGGACTTCGGCTTGGGGGAAAGACCGTCTAAAAAGCGCCTCCAGCCTGGGGTCGCAATCAATAATTACCTTGTTTGAAACATGTATTGCATCGGGTATCACCGAAGCATAAAAAATCTCGTCTCCCAACCCCTGTTCTCCATACACCACCAGGTTTTTCCCCGGCGACCCGTCCCATCGCGGCTCATCGCCATAAATCCATTCCTTGCGGTACTTGCATCCTAGCGACTTCTCCCAATGCCTCCAGCCATTCGCCCAGTCATGGCGGGCTAAATATACATGGGCCAGGTTCATGTCGGCGTTCTTGTCGTTCGGGTCGGCCTCCAACGCCATCCGGCATAGACTCTCTGCTTCGTCCCACCGGGCTTCCTCGATCATTACAGCAGCGGCGTTTGTGTATGCCTTGGCGTAACTGTTATTTAGTTCGGCTGATTTCAGGTAGCTGCTAATCGCTTCCTTGTTCCGCCCCAATTCGTGCGCCGACAAGCCAAAGTTAGTCCACACCTGTGCCATATTCGGCTTTTCCTGCAAGGCCCTGCGGAAAAACTGGTAAGCCTGCGGAAAATTTTGGTTCTCAAGGTGGCAAATGCCCATGAAGTTCAGGGCAATCCCGTCATTCGGGTCGTGTTCCAATAAAGTATGCAGAAGCCCATAAGCGGACTTAAAATCAGACTGCTGAATCAGCTTGTAAACAGCCTGCTGAATATCCTTTACCTCTTTTTCGGCAAGATTCATGCGTGCTTCTTTGTCGTCGCTTTCAAAAAAGGATAATTCGCGTTGATTTCCCTGAGGATTGCCTTGATGTGGTCTTTGTTCTCAAGATGCAGCCCCTTTTTGCGCAGTTCCAACTCGACAACGGTTGGGATTGAACAGTAGTGCCACCACTCCTCTTTCATCCCGGCCTTGGAATAATCCTCGTTTTTACGCAATGCATTCATGCGGTCAACAAACAGCCCTACGTCCTGCTCGGTGGTAATCATGACCTGATCTTTTATCGGGTCATAATCGTAAAATTCCTTGATGCCCGTTTCCGGGTCATAGTCAAAAAGAATTGGCATAAAAAACCGGGAAGGTTTCCCCTCCCGGCCCCTAGATTACATCAAACCCCAACGCCGCCGACCGTCGCATGAGCCTGGCGCGAATCGCACACCAGCCCATATTCCACGGTCAGCAGATAGCGTTCGCTGTCGCCAGTTTTCGCCATCTTCTCTTTCTTGATGCCGTCAAGGTACGCCACCGAGATGTACTCGGGGTCGATACAGAACACGGCATTGTCGCGCATGTAGCGGTTCAGCTTCACGATATGGTTACCATAGCTGGACACGTACACGTCAGACGCGCCGGAGATGGTCGCCTGCGAAGTGCCTTTCACTTCGTTGTACTTGGTGGCAATGCCCGTGAAAGCATTGAACAGGTTTTTGTTCTTCTTGCTCATCATGATAACGGACGGGTCGCCGCCATCTTCCCAGGCAAGACCAAGCGCGGAAACCAGATCGGCTTCGATAAACGTCACGGACGAACCATCTTCCGGCGCAGTCCACGAAGCAGACGAGAAACCGCGCACCGAATAGTCGGTGGTCTGTGCCGCATTGGCTCTCACCAGATTGCCGCTGGTGCCGTCAATCATCGTTTCCCAACCAGCAGAAGCGCGGGCGGTAGCGTTGGCTGACGCCTGATTGCGGCAGATGGCGTATTCCATGTCCCGCTTCAACTCCCTGCCGCGCTTCATGAGCTGAAACGCGACTTCGGACTTGCGGCCATACTTGTTGACAATGTCCAGGGTACGGCTGATATCCACGGACTTGGTGGAAATCTGCATATAGTTGCCCAGGGTCGTGGTTTGGGCGGCGGTCGCATACGAGGCGTCCGCGCCTTCTTCCTTGGCGTTTGTAGCAGCGGCGGCCAGAGTGTCTTCCTGCCACTGGTGATAGCGGGCTGTGGCTTTCTTGCGTTTCGCCATGGTTAGCATTGGGGTATCGGTAGGCGAAACGTCGAAGATTGCGTCCTCGAAATCTTCCGCCAGACCGCTTGTGTTGCTTACAGTGGTACTGGTTGCTGTAGCCATATTGGCCTCCTTTACAGTGTGCGTTCAATCAAGGCCACAATCGCCTTTTCATCGCCGCGCTTGGCTCTTTCCCTAAGCTCGCGCACGGCGTTGTTTGGTGCGGGCTGTTTGCCCTTCACCACTTTTGGCGCTTCGGCCATACGTTTTTTGACTTCAGGCTGGGCAGACTTGAGTTTTGCGAACTTCATCGCATCTACCGCGACTTTAATCATGCGGTGATCCATGATGCTGCCAATCTCATCGTCGTTAAATCCGGTGCTTGCAAGGTAAGACCGCAGCTCCGCCTGGGTTTGCTGTGCCTTCTCCCCCCGCAATTCAGGGATTGCCTCTTGCATCAGTCGCGCCTCACGCGCCAGCACTTGTTCTCGCTGGGCTTGCTGCGCCTGGGTAAGTTGTTGCGCGTTCCTCTGATATTCCACAACCATCTCATTTTTCTGTTCTTTAAGAGCAGAATAGGTCTGGTTGAGACTCAGGTACTGCATCGGATCACTTTGCGCCAAAGATTGCCAATCGACCGCCCGGTATTGGGCAAGCTGGTTGTCCAGCGCCTTAATCTCGGCGAATTTGTCGGCAAGTTGGGTTTGGATGGCGACTTGATGCTGGAATTGCTGCGCTTGCGCCTCCAGAGTCTTGCGTTGCTCTGCTAGCTGCTGGGTTTTGGTGGTGTAGTCATAGCCTTTTTGGGCCAATTCCACCACTTCCGACTTTTTGAGCGCCTTCGTCTCACCGTTCCAGGTAAGTTCCAGCGTCTCCTCCTCGGCTTCTTCGATGGTTTCTGCCGTCTCGTCGGTTTCCTGATCTTCATCCTGCCGCACTTCTTCTTCTGGATTGTCCTCCTCGGATTCCAGCAGAGCAGCAATGCGGTCTTGAACATCAGAATCTTCGAGTGCTTCCGCTTGCTCGATCATGGTTACATCTCCATAAAGGACATCCGAGGACTAATGCCCCCGGATGGTGGTCACGTCTCGCGACGTTACCGAACCCGGTCTGGCCGGGA